ACAATCTACCTGCATTTTCCCCAAAAAACGTGTTTGAAGTTACACCGCCTGCACCATTATTAAAAACATCTCCTGCGCCATTTACGACTAAAAAATTTCGAGTGTTTGCGCTATTCCTTACCGAAAAAGTTACCTCAGTAGATAAAGCACTTTGTGCTTTAACCCTCGCCGTGCCGTTTACGTCTAATTTAAAGCCTGCGTCGGTTGTGGTGTTTATTCCAACATTTGAATTTGTACTAATACAAAAAGCAGCCGCAGCAAATGTATTTCCTCCGTCGGTTGTTGAAGGTGATATATTAAAATTTTGACCTCTTAAGCCAACACTTAATTCCCAATTTTTAAAGGTACTATTATATCCTAATAATTTTAAAGTAGCACCATAATTTGCAGAAGATGGAGGACCTAATTGTAAATTCGGTGCTGCCGTTGTATTACCTACTATTAAATCATTTAAAAATCTGCTATTACCTGTAACATCTAATCTATATACAGGCGCATTTGTTCCAATCCCTAAACGATTATTTGTGTCATCCCAAAATAAGTTGCTATTGTCTTGCGCTATTGTCGTGCCATTTGAAAATAAAACGCTGCCGCTTGTGAGTGCGGGTAATTGAAATGGTGTGTAACCTATAACGGTATTAATTGTTTTATTCTCCCAAATGTCAGTCGCTGAAGTGTAGGCTAAGACGTTGTTATTCCCTGCGCTTGTTATTTTTACGTTGTGCAGTTCGTCTAATTCATAACCGTTATCAACCTTAACAAAAATAGAGCCTTGATTTGCGTGAGCGTGAATAACGTAACCAAGTATAACCAAATGGTTTGGCGCAGTAGGTTTAACTTTTGTAGCTCTGCCCGCAGTTGTAGGAGACAAGTATAGTATATCTCCATCGGCCCACGTTTCGCCCTGTAAACTTCCCGTTGTGTTTATATTTCTAACAATTCCGCCTGTGGTTATAAACCCCTCTTGGTTGTTGTTTATTGTTTCGGTTACAAGTCCGATTGTTTCTGCGCTTAAATTGTCGTTTGTGGCTTGCGCTAAATCAACTTTCAATCTTTGCCCTTGAGCTCCTGTAACTCTTACCGCTTGATAGTTTGCCTCTAATAAATTTATATTAGTAGCCGTTTTATTTACAACTCTTAAAACTGACTCCTGCCCGATTTGCAAAGTTACGTTGCCGCCTTTCAATCCTAAATCAACCGTTCCGTCGCTATCGTTCCAACGCATTACTCCAACTCCCGCAGTGCCTGTTGGTGTTTGGTCAAACTCAACTTGTCCCGCTTTTATTTCGTATTCGCCCAAGTCCACGTCTTGCGTTGCGCCTGTATATGGAACGAAGCCTGTTACTGGAGGGATATCGGCAGCCGTTATAAATGGATTGATTCCATCGCTTCCATCATTGGTTAAGTCACTCGTTGCAGTTGGGATTGTCGGCTTGTTTTTTATGTAGTCGGGAGCTTGGTTGTCCGTTTGATCCCAATCGCTTTGCACCTGCTCGCCAATTATGCGGTTGATATTTACAACGTAGTTATTTGGATTGGCTACGATGTCAACCACATCAACCGCAGCCTGTACGTTTATGTCAATTGTCTCAACTACAACGGCTGCATTTACGACGATGTCGTTGATTGTGTCTTGTACTATTATATTTACATTGTCAGCCATGCTTATCGTGTAATATCGTCAGTTATTGTAAAGAGTCCACTAATCCAAGTGTCAACCTCGCCACTTGCTTGAGTGATTTGAATGTCATATTTGTAGGTGCAAGCCTGTATGTCTATGATTTGCTCGTCAATACAAAACTCGCCATTTGTAGCGTCAAAAATAGTGATTGGCACCTCAAGCGCAACGACACCGCCTGCTTCTTTTCTAAGCTGCATTCTAACATCGCCACCAGTAAGATTGAGAGGTGTCTCGTTAACGTTTATTTGGAAGTCCGTTTGTTTGAACGTGTCCCCTCTTTTGGTTGTGAAGTTCAGTGTTGATGCCATTTTTTAAAAATAGTTTTAATTTTTTGATGTTTTCCTCAGTTCGTTTATCTACTTTTCTCATATTTTAGTAAGGTCGATCAAGCCACCATTTGCCACAAATCAAACGTGAACGCAAAGGGTTGACGATATTATTGGAATTGCTAACGTATTCGGGTAAATGGAATTTATTAAGCCAGCGAAGTAATCGGTCTTGATACATCTCGCTTTTTAATCGCATATTATTTACTAAATAGTCAACCTCAGTTTTATCAATCGCCACCGAGTTGTCGGGTTGCGACTTAAAAATACCGTTGTTGTTTACTTTATATGCCCCAATTAAGAGGTATTCTACTGCGCTTGCAGCGATTAAAAATGGTTTAATGTAATCTTCGTACAAAGTTAGGTAATCGTCCACCAAATCGTCGTTGTCGAAGTCCTCGCAAATTTTATCGTATAATGTCTCGCCAAGAATCTCCTCGAGCCTTGTCCTTTGGGCATCTGCAATGCAAGGAATATATAAATCTACGTCCAAATTTCCCCCGAGTAGGGTGTTTTTTGTGAGTTCGTTTTCTTTAAGTAGTATAATAGTTGCCATAAATTACATGTCGTGAGGCGCGATGTACGCTTTAGGGTTATTTGTTGGTAGGATTTCGCCTGCTTTTCTCGCTTGCGCTGGTGTAATTGTCTCCGCAAGTGGGTTGTTTACATCCGCTCTTTTACGATACGTTTCTCTAATCCAAAAATGTTTGCAAGTTCCAAAGGGAAATGCCTCACTTTGTAAGCCTCCGCCTTTCCAAAGGAAGATATCATAAGGCTGATTCGGATTAGGGTGCATTCCAAAGCCAGGATTTACGTTTCTTTGGCTCATCATTTCGATGTCCTCTTTACGATATACCTTATTGGCTTTCATCATTGCTTTACAAAATGCACGCTCGGGCGATGGATTTCCGCTATAACGGTACCGACTTTTAAAAAGCGCGCCATCTTGATAACTTTTTGCGTTTGGTCTTGCCGTTCCTGTTGAAACTTTATCTAAAGCAACGCGCATTAATTGCGTACTTACTCCATTCATGCGATCAAGTTCAGCGTCAAGCTCGGCCTCTTTTTCATAGTCAACCGCTTCGGAACTTATAAGTTCCCATTCGTTTAAATCAATGTCCTCTCCTAAGTCATCAAAGCCTTGAGTTGATAACTGCGTAACCGCTGCGGCTTGTTGCGAAAATAACGCTTGCGCCACTTGAGCGGGAATGTTTAAGAATTGAACTAAGAAAACAATCGCTTGCTCTTGAGTTAAAATACCCTCTTTTACTTTTGCGAATATGTCAATCGCTGAGGCGATTTGCGCTCCGTTGTAAGAAACTGCCGCGTCACTTGTTGCTTTGTCAAGGCCTGCATTTGTTGCGTCTGCAATCGCTAAATCCTCAGCTCTTAAGCTTTCAAATTGTAAGTCCAAAGTAATGCCGTTAACAGCAAAAATCTCCATCAATCCGTCGAGTATAATTTCTTGCTTTGGTTTGATTACATTAATCATTAACTCCTCAAATCCCACTTTGATTTCCTCAGCGTTTGAGCTAAATCCGCTCGATTCTTTTACACCAACGAGCATTGGCGAAGTAAGTTTGTGCGAGGTGCAAAGTTGTTGTCTTGCCTCAGCACTTAAATACTGGTATTGTTGATGAGCGTCGCTAACTTCCAAAGGTGCGATTGTAATCTCGGAGTCTTTGTTATCGTTCCAATTTAAAAAGAATGCGCCCGCGTTTTGTGATCCTGTTAAGTGGTTACGAATTTGGCGTGTATTCTCTTGGATTGTTTCAATTGACTCTTGCACGCCCGCGTTCATATTAATAATATGGCCGAAGCTCAACCCTTTTTGAATGTGGTTGATTGAGTAGTTTGATATTTCCTCCTCCATTTTCGCCCAACTAATCCCCGACACATAACTCGGGTTTGAATAGTAAAATTGCCCTACCTGGTAATCACGAATAATATAAATCTCTGAGCGTTCGCCCATGCCTTCGCCAAAACCAAACGCATCCATACGCTCGGGTTTATATTTGTTTACGTTTGCAAAGTCGTAGCTATAATAATACCCTGTAATATCTCCCTCCTCGTTTGCAACTTCGGGAGCAATGCGTTGTTTGGCTACGTGAAAGCAACGTTGAATTTTGCCGTTTACATATTTAACCTCGATTGAAGCCTCGCCAAACATCTCAAAATCCTTGCATATTTTTCGTAAATCTTTTTTTGAAACGAGTGATATAATCGCGGCCCATTCGCTTGGCTTGCGTGCTTTGTCTTTTGAGGTCAATCCTTTACCATAAATGAATTGCGAATAACTATCAATGATAGCCGAGTTTGTTGGCGATCCGTTATAGGCGTCGATAATCACTTGATAAAACGAGTTTTTGTCTCCATTTAATACCCACTTTTTACCCGACACCTCTTTAATCTCAGGGCGAATGTAATTCGATAGGTTTATAATTTGTAATTTTTCCATAAAATTATACTTTTAGAACTCCGTTATTGAGTTCAAAATTCTCTAAGTCAGTCTGAGCCGTTGCGTAAGCCTTGCCTCTATAAATTAAATTGTCATTCTCGTTGATTGTAACTTCAAACGATTGGCCCTCCTTCATGATTGGCTCATCAAATACCAATACTAAAACGTTGTTTTGGTAATATACGCCAGTTACGGCGATTTCGTGAGTGATGTCTCGCGTTTCATCACGCAATAAAAACGTGATTTCGCCACTATTGTAGCCTCTTGGAATGCATCGGAATTGATAAGGCGCAGTTAAATTGAATATCCACATACTATATTAACTGAAAAAAGTTGTTTTGTAACAAAAAACGCCCCTTAAAGGAGCGTTTAATGACAAAACTATGAAAAGAATTAAGAAACAACGTCTTCAGAAACTAACGCATAAAGCGCAGTTTTCATAGCTGAATTTAAGAATGGAGATAAATTCGACTCCTCAGCAGCGATGGTCAAAGTGTATCCGCTTAAATCGGCTCCTGCTCCTCCGCTTACTTTTGTGCAATTTGACATTGTGCCATTAGTGGCACCAATCAACATAATATTTCCGTTGTAGTCTTCAACGAAAACTTGAGGTCTTCCAGCGCAAATAAGTTGTACTTGAGCTTGCAAGTCA